CTATGGCACCACCGAATAGTGCGCCAACTAGTTCATTAGTTGCACTTCCGTCGCCTGAGTGTTGTACTCTATCTTGACATACTTCAACTCTGTAAGGTGTTTGTTGAATTACATTTTTGTAGTGGTCAAACACAACAGCAGTATCCGTTGAGTATGGATTTGATGCCATTGTTGTTGTTGATAGTGCAATCGTAAATAGTGCGATTAGTTTTTTCATTTTGTCTCCTAATTTGTTATAGTATAGTCTGCCGCTGCCGATTTCGCAACATCAACTGGTGGTGTATAAAGAATATACAGGCACGCTGTTAATAGTATTATAATTACGGCTTTGTTCATTTTTTTATCGTTAATAATGTATATTATACACTAGTTCTGGAGTAAAGTCAAGCGTTATTTCAGTTATTTTATGAAATAAACCCGTAAGAAAACTCAAAGGCGTGAATTATAGAGGCATTCTGAACCAAATATCATCATCATCATCGCTGTCTTGAGATGAAACTGCGTTGGTCTTAAAGATGTTAAGGAATTTAGTATAGAATGATTTTATTTGTGTCATAATTACGCCTTGAGTTAATGAAGCTTGAGATATCAAATCAAATTTCGGATTAGATACGCACTCTTTAGGTTGTATCTGCTTATATTTAGAAGGAATAAAACTTTGACTTTATTTCTCTTGATATTTACAGATAAAATACGCATCTGCTACATCTGTAATCGGTGATTTTGATTTTGTATCAAACAAAACCTCAAGGTTCACGCCAGTATCTTTCTCAAATGCCTCAAGCATTAACTCTTTATTCGCATTACCTTTATCTGTCGCAAACTTCTTAATGACTGATGGTGGTAGTAGAGTATAATCCCAACCACACTCCATCTTGAGTTTGTATTTGAGTAGTCCTAGATTCTCTGCGATATGAAATACTCTTCCCGTTGAACCGTATGAGTAATCTTCTATTTGAATGCTTGGGGTTCCTTTATAAGATTTGATTATATCAATAACCCAATCGGCGATGTTGTTGTATCTCTCAGGTTCACTTGTGTATAGTTTGTGTTGAGTGCCTTTATATTCAACCGTACTTTGTCCGAACGCAATCTTCTCTTTAAAAGTGCTATCGTATTTCTTTGTACTGTTAAGTAATAGAAAGTACAATCTTCATACTTAAATTCACCTTCACTTGTATTAACACATACGCCTGGCGAACTTAAACTATAATCAATCCCAATCTTCATTTAATAATTCAGATTCTTGAATTTCTTCATGCTCTTCACCACAGAACGGGCAATACTGTTCTGTGTATTCTTCTTCGGGTAACTCGTGTACGATAATAAAAGTTGCTGAACAACTATCACATACTGACTTTGGTCTTACGCTCATAATTGAAATCCTTTAAAACTATTAGTTTCGACATCTTGTTTGATGCCACCAACCACATAACTTTCTATCTCTGTTTCTTGTGGTGCATTTTGTAATCCACGACTATTCAACCAATGTTCTGTCCAAGGTAGGGGATTGTTTCTTGTTGACTGTTCATATGGTGGTGTTAGACCAATACTTTTCATTCGTCTGTTTGCCATAAACTCGACATACTGATTGAGTAGAGCGGCGTTTAGACCAATCATTGAACCTTCTTTAAAGAGATAATCTGCCCAATCTTTTTCTTGTTGAACAGCCTCATCATACATTTTATAAACTAGTGGTTCACACTCTTGCATGATTTCAAGCATCTCTGTATCATTTTCTTTGTTACGATAGTTGTTAATAATGTTTTGAGATACTGCAAGATGTAAGTTTTCATCTCTAGCAATAAGAGATATAATCTTTGCACTACCTTCCATTAACTTTAACTCGCCGAACCCAAATGAACATGCAAATGAAACATAGAAACGAATGCCTTCAAGTATGTTTACATTGATAAGATTTAGATAGAGTTGTTTTTTCATCTCTCTTAGACTACCTTTGCCTGTTAAATGATACCTTTGTGCATATTCTATAAACCTATCATACGATTCGGTTACTGTTACCGCCCTCGCCATGATTTCAGGAGTCTGTACAATCGTGTCTAATACGGCAGTCGGGTTTGAATACACATTTTTCATAATGTAAGTATATGAACGACTGTGTATCGTTTCACTAAAGTCCCATGCAACAATCATTGATTCTAATTCAGGCAAACTACAGTAAGGTAAAAATGCCAAACACGGACCTCTACCCTGTACACTATCTAGTAGTGTCTGATATTTTAGATTGGCAGTAAAGATATGTTTTTGTTCTACGGTCAATGAATTGAAATCATTTCTGTCTTTTTGTAAAGACACTTCTTCAGGACGCCAGAAGAAACCCAACTGTTGTTGATTCAACTTCTCGAATACAGGATACTTCTGTTGGTCAAATCGTTGTGTATTTGGCTCTGCACCAAAGAACATAGGTTGTTTAGTCCAATCGACTTCTTCTGTGTTGAATACTTTAGTCATTAGTTCCTTCGTCTGGCGGATTTCTCCATTCATGTTTATATTTCTTTATTGTAGCTTGTGCCTTAGGGTCTTTTCTAGTACCACGAACTGGTTCTGCCATAGTCTGTACTGCTTGCATTGTACTAAAAGCTTCTTTAGTATCATGAGATACTGGTATATTTTGTTCTTTATCTAAATTACTAAAGATACCAACTCTTGCTGAGCGTTCCCACATTTCAATAATATCATCTCTGATATAACTAAGGGGTGTTCCTGTTGGGTATTCGTGTGTCCAGTTCATTGCCATCTTAGCAGCATTACTACGAATTGTTTGTATTCTGCGTTTCTCGTAGTACTCTTTCTTTCGCCATTCAACTCTATCTAAGAACGCTTTGCTGTATTTTTCTCCGAATAGTGTTTTAAACATTTTTCACCCTCTTGCTATTTGGGTGTCGCTTAGCTGTGAATGTACTATGACTCATATTTTTTTTCACTTTTGGTTGTCCTTTTTTAGTTATTATTCCTGGTACGCTTCTCTTTCCCATTATGTATTCTCCTCTTCGTTTGGGTCGAAATAGTTATTTCCGTCAAAGAATGGCCAAGTTGGTTCAGTTTGATTTACATCACACTTATGCATCCTTTCCATCTTATCTATGTATTCATCATTTTCAATATTTGGGTCAATTTGACCATCTTCAATCAAAGCATTCATCCAATCAAAATAGACCATTTGGTCAGATGTTGTTAGATTGTGAAATTGTGTTTTTTTATCCATTAGATTGCACATGCCTCACAGTAGTCATCATATTCTGCATCTGATGAAAACTCTTTTCTATCTTTTACTTCTTCTTTAACGCCGTCATGCCAACCGACTGGGTGTGAAGGTTCGTCTACATCAGTCTTTGCATCATATGTATTCTGATAGTAAGATGTTTTCCATCCCAACTTATATGTAGTCAATAAATCATTTGCCATTACAGATATCGGTACTTCGCCATCTTTGTAGTTCTCTGGATTATAACTCCAGTTGCCACTTATTGCCTGGTCAAAATACTTCTGCATGGTTGCAACGACATTAATATAACCCTCATTACTAGGCATATCCCATAGTAGTGTGTAGAAGTTCTTGAGTCTGTGATACTCAGGAACGATTTGTTTAAGAGTGCCTTTTTTACTTTTCTTTACAGAAAGATAATCTCGTGGGGGTTCTATGCCATTCGTTGCGTTAGACACAACAGAACTTGATTCTGACGGCATTTGTGCTGAAAGTGTACTATGCCTTAGTCCATGTTCTTGTATATCTTTTCGTAATTGTTTCCAATCGTAACTTAACTTTCTCTTGACAATCTTGTCTAGGTCTTTCTTGTATGTGTCGATTGGGAGTATTCCGTCTGAGTATTTAGTCATTTCGAAATATTCACATTTGCCTTTCTCAACAGCAAGGTTATTACTTGCCTTCAGTAGATAGTATTGAAATGCCTCTGTGATTTCATCAACTAGTTCTAGTGCCTCTTTGTCGTCATACTTCACATGGTTCTTAGCAAGAAAGTGTGCAAGACCAATATAACCAATACCTAGTGAGCGTCTTGACTCGGCAGATATTCTTGCAGCCTCAATAGGATATTCTTGATAGTCTATGATTTCATCTAATGCTCTGACTGACAAATCACATAGTCCTTCTAGTTCGTCTTTATCTCTAATCAAACCTAGATTGATAGCAGATAGAATACATAATGCGATTTCACCTTTCGTATCATCAATGTGGTCTAGTGGTGTTGTCGGTAATGTAATCTCTTGACATAGATTTGACATGTAAACTTTGTCTTTAAAAGATGAGTGAGTATTACAATGGTCAATGTTCATGATATAGATACGACCAGTTTCTGCCCTTTCTTTCAACAATGCACCTATGAGTTCTTGTGCCCTTATTTTAGATTTATTGATAGATGTTTTTCTTTCATACATCTCATACATTTCATCAAACTCAGGTAGACCAAATGCCTCATACAATCCAGGAACTTCATGTGGTGAGAACAAAGTTATTTCTTCGTCTTTAATAAATCTCTCATAGAATAACTTAGAGATTTGAATTGAGTAATCTAACTTTCGTACTCGATTATCTTCTGAACCTTTATTGTTTTTCAGTACGAGTATATCTTCGATTTCTTGATGCCAGATTGGAAAGTGAACTGTTGCACTTCCGCCACGAACACCATTCTGTGTGCAACATCTAACAGTTGCCTCAAACTTCTTGAGAAAAGGAATCACACCTGTGTGTTGTATTTCGCCACCACGAATTCTTGAATTGATTCCTCGAATTCTGCCAGCGTTAATGCCTATGCCTGCTCGTTGGGCCACATAACGGCCAATAGCCATGTCGCTACTGAAAATACTAGAAAGACTATCATCGCTATCGACCAGAACACAACTAGCAAACTGACGGAGAGGAGTGCGAACACCTGCCATAACCGGTGTTGGTATATTGATTTTGAATTTACTAATTGCGTCATAATATTTTTTGACATATGTAATCCTGTTTTCTTGTGGGTAGTTTGCAAACAAAGTTGCAGCAATCATCATATACATAAACTGAGGTGTTTCAAATATATCACCATTACTTCTATCTTGCACTAGATACTTATCCATGACTTGTCGCAAGCCTGCATAAGTGAAACTGTAATCTCTTTCGTGGTCAATAAAACCATTCAGTCTGTCGATTTCAGCAGTCGTGTATTTGTTTAAAATATCTTTATCATAGACGCCTATCTTAATACAAGAGTTAATCTGTTCTAGTAGTGTTGGGTGTTCCCATAACTTGTGAAATAACTTCTTTCTTAATGAGAATAATAACAATCGAGCAGCAACAAACTGATAGTTCGGTGCATCTAAACTGATTAAATCATTTGCAGACTTGATTAGAATTTGTTGTATATCTTCTGTAGATATGCCATCAAAAAATTGTATACCACTATTGATTTCAACATGTGAGGCACTAACGCCTGTTATGTTTTCAGTCGCAAATCCAACCATTGAATGTATCTTCTCAATGTCTAAGGTCTCTTTGCCACGACCGTTTCTTTTTCTTACTAATAGGTTATCCTTCGAAGTCATTTATATCCTTTTCCAATTATTAATGTGTTGAAGAGCAGAGAGTCCGCTATGTGTATTATTATATATAAGTTTTTGAACCTGACTAGCGGACTTACCTGAAAGAATCATATCGTTAATATCTTTGACTTCAAATGTCTTTGGCCAGACAACTATATTGAAGTTTTTATCAACTGCTTTTATCATTCTGTTCACAATATGTTCGTTTCTAGGTTCATTATCATATATCATTGTGCATTGCTGGTGTTGTATTGTGATACCACCATCTGCATCTGCCCCAGCAAGAGCAATTGCATTATCTAAGAACAGACTATCAATAGGACCTTCTGTAATCATTACTGGTTTGTTCAGGTCTATTCTATCAAGACCGTAAATCTTTTGTTTTGTTTCATCAAATTTGATAGTGATATACTTAGGCAGTTCTTTACCAAAGGCACGACCTTGAAATGCAAAAAACTTGCCTGCTCTATCATAGAATGGTATTACAACTCTAGGGTGGTCGTGTCTTAAATCTGGAAACTTGCCTGGTTGAATCTCATTACAAAACTCATAGAACTTAGGCGCAAGAAAAAACTTATCCCAATGTTCTTTAGGTATCTGTCTATCATACACAAACTTCTTAGCAGGGTGTGTTTGTACTAACTCATCATATCTTCTTAGTTGCCTCAATGCCCTATCATAACGAGTAAACTCAGCAAATGGTTTTAGATTTCTTTAGTAACCTAGAAGGTGTGAAATCAAACTCAGGTTCTTCTTTTTTAGCAACAGTCTTACCGTCTTTAAATCTCTCAAAGATATATTCTTTGTGCATATTGGGATCCATAAACTTGATAAGATTACCAAGCGTTTGACCAACGCCACAGTTATGGCATTTGAAGAACATATCGTTCTTCTTTAAGTAAACAAAACCTCTTGCTTTTGACTGCGACTTTTGAGAATCGCCACAATGAGGACACCTAAAATTAAATAAGTAATCTGATTTTCTTTTAAATTTTGGGAGTCTTGTAGAAAGAAGGTTGAGAAATTTGATATCTATATATGATGACATAGTATAGATTATACAGTAACTCGATTAGCTTGTCAAGCGTTTTATCCGAAGAATTGCATTAACATACTGTTTGGATTTGATATCATAAGTCCGATAATAATAGAACCACCAACGATAATCCATCGCCATTTCTCTAGTACTGCAACTCTGTTATCAAGTTGTTGTCTAATGTTGCGAAGTTCATTCAACATTTTGTTCTCTGACATGATTTGATGTTCTCTGAGTTCTCTACTATTGGTTGTGATTCTTGAGTGTAGTTCTTTGAGGTCGTTATCCCATTCTTTACGGCGTGATTCTAAAAGAATAAAGATATCATTATCAACTTCTTCTGCCTTGGCAAGTTTAGTTTCTTGTTGAACAAGCATACCTTTTAAAGATACTGTGATGTCGGTTAACTTTCCTATCGCAATCTCTAGTCGCTGATGTATCTGTTCACCAGTTTTAGCATCTTTCTGTAATAACGCTACTTGCGTTTTGAGTTTAGCTAAATCTTCCATGACTTACTCCTTCTTCGCCTTCAGGCGTTTCAAAAGCAGGTTCGTAGTATTCTTTATATGATAATAAGATTTGTCTTTGTTGTGCTAATCTATTTCTTATGTCAGTAAAGTTAAGTGCTAGTTTTTCATAGCCTGTATCTGTTAGTGCGAATAGTGAATACTCACCACCTTTTGATTTGACTTCTTCAAATATCTCCATTGCATTATCTTTAGTGATAATAATCCACTCTACGCCTTGTAGTTGTAGTGGGTCTAGATTCTGTATGTTTAATGGTGTCTTTGAAACTTCAACTGTACTTACTTGAATTTCTTTAACACTACTTCCACAACTTGTTAAAAAGACTGCAAGTAAACTTAACAGTAAGATATTCTTTATTTGATTTGTCATAATATTATTGTACATAATTTGGGTTTGCCAAACTAGGACATTCTCCGTTTATTTGTGATTTCTTAGTAGCGGCAATCTCATCTTCTGTTCGAGGTGAACCTGTTGCAAGTGCAATACATCTGTTTGCATTGTTAGACGCCTTGTTGATTATCTTTACAACTAAACCTGGTTTGTTATATGCAAGTTGCCCGAGGTCGTGTCTTTGTAACTTCTTAGCAAGTTCATCTTTGTCGCCTTGTAGTGCATCTTTTTGTTCTTGTACAGCAGTCAAAGTAGTTCGAACTTTTTCAAAATCTTGTGTCTTTTGTTTGATGACTTGTTCGTTCTGTGAAACAGCTGATTCTAATTTAGTCGTATTGATTTTTAAAATAGCATTGTCCTTCTGAAGTTTTTGCAGATAGGCATACCCACCACCAGCAAGACTCAGTATTATAAAGAACATTATTATTTTAAATTGCATTATATTTTCTTCTCTAAGTCCTTTAGTCTGATATCATCCATCTCTTGCACATCTTCTATAAGATTTAATCGTGATTCGAGTTCGTCAATCTTCTTTGTAACATGTGGGTACTTCTTTCGCCATGCATCATCAGGTTGTTCTAACCATGTCCACCCAAATCTTTCAACTAGGTAGTCTACACTTCCGTCAAACTTAGCATATAACCAAAGTCCTATTCGTGTACCTTTAAAGTATGTAGAGAACGCAAGACCAAATAATGACCCAACGAGTGCAGTATAAATCCACAATCGATTTGATGTCATCTGTTCTATCATTTCCCACATTACTTACCTGCCTCAGCATCACTTGCCTTTTGACATAGTTCATGATATCCGCCCATGCCGTGGTCAGAGAATCCGTCAACTTTGAAATGAGTTAAACCCAACCAAGTGCCATGAAACCATTGTTTAATCATATACCAACGACTGTAACCTTCTTTAACATCTCCATAGATATCGAAGTATGTTGTCTTATCACTCTTGTGAGTGAAACCAAGAAACTCAGGTGGTACTTTTGTAACTATATCGTTGTTGTTTCTGAAACGATATGCCTTAAATTTCATACCCTTAACTGCTTTTGCATTACCAGTTCTTGGTGAACCGTAAGTATAACATGCAGAGTTCTCGTCATTGATTCTATCAGAGTAAAGTGTTGCAAGTGCAGCGCCTAAACTATGACCTGCTACAAGTAGTTGTTTGCCTTGACCATTCTTTTCATAGTCTTTGATTAAGAAGTCCCAAATATCATCTAATGCATCGCTGAATCCTCTATGAATGCCACCGACTTTGATAAATTGAATGTCTGCCTTAATATCTTCCCATGATGTAGGTTCTGTACCTCGAAAAACTACAATATAGTTTTGTGGACAAGTCAATACATAGGCTTCAGTACCACCATAAGCAAACATTTTAATATCTTTCCATTGTTTCTTAAATGTTTTCTTAAAGTCTTTCTCTCCTAAGTATGCATGTTCGGCTAACTTTGCCATAAAGATGGCATTCTTCCATGAAAACTGATTATCTAATTTACGAGGCATAATATTATCCTTCAGATAGCATCTGGTAAGCGCCGTAAGCAATAGCAGCATATGCCGCAATGTTTACAAAACCACCTAAAAATATAATAATTAATCCAACTGCGACTAATCCTAGTCCGCCTTGTGAAGATTTCTCTTTAAGTCTTGTTGTTATCCAGTTCATATGTTTCTCCTTTTTGTTAAAATCTTTTCCTTGATATTTTTCTAACCAATCATCACCTTTATATACACGACCTTCAGCCCAATTATTTTGTGTAAAGTTATTAACCCATTTCACGGACTTTAACCATCAACATAGTTTGGAACATTTTGAGTAAATGCCAACCCTTTATACTTTGTAGATGGTTGTGTGTGGTCACTACCGTCATTAGGTTTAGCATCTACCTTTTTAGCTTTTGATAGGGATGACCGTTACCTTGTTGGTTCATCTAAATCTAACTTACCACCACTATCTTTTGGCATATGTTTTGGTCTTTTAAATACTTGTTTACCTTCAAGCTCATCATCACTATCATTTGACTCTTTCTTTCGTAAAGGTTTGCCTGAAATCAAATCACCTATAGGTTTCAAATAACTTGTAGAAGGAACTTGAAGTCCCATTGAGTATTCTTTTATGAATGATTTGTATGATTTAGACATTAACTACCTCTTACTTTCTTTGCTAAATCTGAATCTGCTTTACCCCATGTGCCTGAACTCTTTGTAATGAAAGAATTAACTCTCGCAAATGCCCATTGTTGTGGTGTAGTACCAGGTCTATGTCCGCCTTTCCATGCAGCCATACCTCTGTTGTAAACTTGTTTTAGTATTGAATAAGGCATACCTGATTTCTTTGCCTTGTTTTGTAATCCTTTAATCGCTTCGTCTAATGACAAATCGTTTTCACCAAACATTTGTTTATACTTCTTTGTATGAACAGATGGTTTAGTTTTTGCAACTTTGTCAGCGGGTGATTGTTTGTATGCAGACTTATCACTATCAGACTTCTTACCTTGTTTCTCTAAGTGTCTGTCGTGTGATTTCTTTTCTTTGTCTGATAATCCTGCAACATATTTTTTAGGTTGGTCTGTGTCTTTATCGTATGGTAGTTTCTTATCAGCATTTATTGCTAAGTCTTTAAGCCAGTTCTTTTCTTTTTCTTCAGCATATTTATAAGCAGTTGATGATGTAATAGCATCTTCATAACCTACATACTTATTTGACGCCAACTCTTTTAATTGATTTGTTCTTTTTGTGATTTCATCTTCTTCGTATTCTAAGTCAGGAACGGCTCTATCGATTGCTTCTTTGATACCCATTCTTCTCATCAACTTGTCTTGCATTGGTAGTTTCTTTTTCTTCTTTACAACGACTGTAGATGAATCATCACCTGTGCCTGCAACTGCTGTGCCTGTTGCGTTTGCTGGTGCATCTTCAAAATACATTTTATTTTTCTTTAAATCTTTTACGATATCGTCAATAGAGTTATAGGTGCCTTGTCCTCTTGCGCCTTTAATATTGACAACCCACAAATCATCTTCTAATGAAAAGTTTCCAATTTCTCTGCCACTTTTCTTAATAGTATGAACGCCAGTTTTAGGATTATCTGCACGAACTAACTCAATATTACCTATTTTAAGGTTGGGTCTTGCACTACCAGCAGATTTGCGCCACTTGTTTCCGATAACTCCTTCACTTATACTCTTCCAGTCGTCATATGAAAGATACATATCGTTGTCAGGGTTTAAGTACTTACCTTTTTTATTATCGTAGTATACAACTTGTCCTGATTTAGTCATAAACGGACCTTCAAGACCAGCACGCTTTTGATACTTTGACTTATCAAGTCTTGGATATGTGTGTTGTTTTGTTTTTAGTTTTGCAATATCAGACATATAAATCCTCTGTTGTTAAGTAGATATCTTTGTGTTTGAATACATCATAACCCATAATGATATCTGTTGTTTCTTTAAAATAAACTTCTTCGTCTATATTTATGACTACTTCGCCCTCTGAATTATAGATGTCGTGTTTGACTTTGTATGTGCCTTCGGTTAGTGGTTCGCCATAGTTTTCAGAAAGTTCAAATTCAAAACCTTCTTTTTTAAGATATTTGTAGACACCTCTTTCGATATCTAGTCCGGCAGTATCACTTAGTTGGTCGCCTGATTCTTCTTTGAAGAACGCAATAGCAGCCGCTGCCGCAGAACCTAGAGGTCCTCGAACACCAACTTTTGATAATAGTCTTTTGAGATTGAATACGAAACGAATGAGAAGTGTATATGCGTTTCGTTCTTGTGGTGTCTTTAATGTCCCTTGATTTTTTTAGAACTTTACCCTTGTCGTCAATAATACCAAACTCGAAAGCCTTAGTCCTATTGAAAGGTGTAACTAATAGTTTTAATACTCTGTACGCTATTAAGGCGTCAATTACTCTACTCATTAAAGATGTCCTAATTTTGCCATTACTTCATGATTGATTGATACATTTATCAAATCATTCTCAGGCATAAAATGTAAATACACTAAAAATGTTTTCAACAATGGCCAATGAACATCTTCTATCTTGAAGAACAAAAGTGTTGTTGCAGCATCTACGCCAAACACATTTGATAGAATGATTATATGATTAATAATCAAACGCAATTTTAGTTCTCCAGATGTATCGTACTTTCTAAATAATCTTTTCAGATATCTAAATCGTTTTAAGTCATCTAAAAACTCTGCTTCATCAACACACGAAGGATTATCATAATGTTTCATTGCGAACATATTGATATTCTCAGGTGTCAATTCCGAAAAATCGACCATAATATAAACCCAATTGTATTATAAAATTATACTAAGTTAGCGAAAACTTTGTATGTGTTGTTTGCTTGTTTTTCCCAATTAAACTCAAGTTTTAATCCACCCTCTTTCTTGTGAGAGATTCCATCGCCATCTTCTATTTCAGTACCAGCTGACATAGGACCGTTAGAATTTTCTGGTGTCTTACCATATCTACCACCGAACTGACTTACTTCAACAACTGTGTTGCCTTTATCACCATCAATTTTAGGTAATGTGAAGTTTAGACCAACAGTTCCCAATCGCATTGCTAATTGTTCTACTGCAGCGCCTGGTTGTAAATATTCTTTATCTGCTAAAGCACCAACGAATCCATTTAATTTTTGCATTGAAGCTTCATCTTGTACATTAAATAGACCTAAGTTATCATCTTCAGCCGACTGATGAGTAAATCGGTCTGTGTACGCTTCGTTGTGTTGTTTAAAGCTTTTCATCTTCTTTTTTCTCCTTTTCAGTTGACTCATCTTCAACTACTTCATCTCTAGGATTTGTAGTTAGTGTTTCGTGAATCATACCATTAGATTCTTCTTTTTCTTCAATAATTCTTGTACTCATTGACTTCTCCTATGAAGTTGCCATGTCTAATGCAAATTTCTTTTCTTCTGGCATTGGGTCGCCACCATCTTCAATCTGTTTTATAAACAAATCAGTTTGTTGAAGAGCTCCCGCCATAGCATTAAGGTTATTTCTCATTTGTTTTATTTGAGTTTCACCTTTTTCAATTTCTGCAACTGCTGTATCGTAATCAGCTGCTAATTCTTCTCGCCTTTTCAGCAAGTCGTCTTTACTTAAACTCATAATATCTCCATTCATTTTGTAAATAAAAGGGGAGCGAACTCCCCTTTCAATGTTTCTACCTATCTCTCAATCAGTTAAGATTAAGCGAATGTAGGAGCAGTAGCACCAGCAACATGGCCTGAAACGAACCATTCTGTAGCACTATTTCCGATACAAGTAATATCAATACCAGTAAATGTTACAGCAGTGAATACATCATCATCTGTTCCGTCAGCAGACACAGAAACTGAGTCAGCGTTAGAGTCAACATGAGTAACAGTACCATGGAAATGTACAGTAGTTGCACTAGAGTTTAGTACAAAGTTTGCCTGTGTAATATTAACACCACCGTAGATGAATCTGAATTCCATACCTGCACTTGGTGTAGGTAATGTAACGATACGAGTAGTTTGATAGTCAGGTAGTAAAATAATTCTTCCAGCGTGTGTAGCTTCTGTTAAAGTTACTGCAGCATCTGTAAGAGATACTGGCGCTCTTAGAGCGTTCATCATTTCACCAATAGTAACTTTTTTGTTAATTGGTGTTCCCGAAGGGTCATCAACTACATGAAGTAAATCTTCACGAGCAGTCGCTGTACCTAGGGAAGTTAAAGCTGTGATTTTCTTATCAGCCATTTTATTTCTCCTTTATTTTAAATTACCCCTTATGTATTTGGGGAATGTTAGCCCATGTATCGAGTTTCCTCTAACAAGGGATTTTAAAGGGGAGAAAACTCCCCTTCATGTTATTATTTATAAGACTTATGCAGTCGTAACACCTTTAAGTATTTCAGCACTTCCTGAAGCACTACCAGCTTGTGTTTCTGTTACTAATCCAGCAGCGTCAACTGTGAATGACTCAGCAGCAAAACCATTAGTTCCATCAGTTTCGTTGATAACTTTACCAGAGCCGTAACCACCGCCTGCTTCTAACATATTGACTCTTCCTACAAATGTATCAACACCAAAACCAGTTCTGTATGCAGTACTACTAACAACACTTGTTGCGCCGTCAGGACCCTCAAGAGCCATTGAAACACTATTCTGCTCAATGCCTTCACCAGCGTCAGCAGAAAATAATAGTTCAATATCATTCGCAATTGTAACTTTTTCTGATACTGTGAACTCAGTTTGGTCCTCAACAGCAGTAATAGTAATTGTGTTGTCTGTACTACCACTTGTATCTGAAGCATTAATACCATTCTCACTAGTAATTGAAGCAGCAGGAGCAGAACCCTCACCGTTTACAGTTACTACTTGCCCTACAGCAATTGTTCCAGTTACATTATTAACTGTAATAGTTGTACTGTCAGATACAGCGCCGTTTACTTGGCCAGCTGCAGCACTAGAGCATCTAAAACGATACTATCTACAC